TCCAGCGGATGGGTTAGAGCCTGCAGAATATATTCCAATTTCAGATATTTCATATCTTTCTTCTGTTGGTAATTCTGCTGTTAAAACAATTTTATCTACACCGTCTTCATTGACAAAACCTCTAGAGGATATTGGAACACGAAACATTTCAAAGTCTAAATTTGTTTTTGTTGAATAATCGCCAATTTCATCGGCGGTATCTAGTGGGGTAGCGCCACAACCAATAGCAATATAAGAGGCATAGGCAGGGGCCTGGCCAAGTAAATACTTTGCAATAATAGATTTACCAGTATTGGTTATCATGAGGTATAGTCTCCAAGATCTGCTTCATATATTGTACCACTTACGCTAATCTGTGTTTCTATTTGTTCATCAGCATTTATGTTTATAAACTCAATAATTAGGTCTCCTGTTGCGTTAAGGTATACGTTCTCTCCGTTAGGTCCATTGCCAATTTGTGGAGTCTTGTCTTCTAGTTTAATTGAAAATCCAGCAAAAAATTTGTCTGCGGTTTGTTGTAGGCTAAGAATGTTATTTGGGTTATACCGTTGTTGAATGGCTGAAAGGTTTTTAATTGGCTGATATGATATTTTTTGTCCATTAACAATGTCGGATCTTGTTATACTAATTAATTCTTGTCCGCCAATATTTTCAAATATTTGATCAAACATTCCATCCGTTGGTATAGATTGTTCATTAAATAGTATAATGTCTAAAGTTGCAGTTTTAACTGGTGGTGGTGGCGGTGAAACTGTTACTGGTAGAGTTGGTGTTAATGGTGTTGGACTTACCTTAAGGCTAAATGACCCTGCATCAAAAACTGATGCATTTATATTTTGCTGTTGTTGATAAAAGGGCTCGTTAGATTTTTCTTCTGCTTTTCTAAAATCTCCTGGAGAATAGCGTTGTGCTTCTGAAATTATAGATAATGCTTTTTGTACTCCAGTATCTGCTTGTACTGCTGCTAAAGCATCTTTTACTGCTTTTTCTTCAGCAGATGTTTTTGTATTATTAACAGCCTTTAAGGTTTCAACAAATGGACTATATTTTGCAGGACCAGTAAACTCTGGCTCTTTTTTTGTTGTAGAGGTGACTCTATCTTCTCTTGTATTAGCATTCTCTATTTTAGTTCCGCCAACATATGTGTATCTCATATTACACCTCCGCCAAATAAAGAGTCATACCTGGACCATCTATTTTTCTTGTATACTCAATATTATAAACTATAAACCTAGAATCAGTTGAAGTAACCAAATCTAAATTGTTAGAATCTTTATAGTTAATGGTTACTATATCTCCAAGTTGAATTGTTGGAGTTGCAAATATTTTTAAACCAATTGATTTTTTAGGAACCATAAGTTTATCTATTATCCAACCCATTAAATTTTCTGCATCATCTTGCGTCTGTATGTATGGGGTGTCTAAAGTAAACTCGTTATTTCCATAAATCATTCTGCTTCTTTTAATTTCATCAAACCTTTGTTTTTCAACTTGAGGAGAAACAATTTGAGAAGATCCAGTTAATAATGGGTTAGAAAAATTGCTACGTTTTTTAAAGTATTCGTCAACTGTTAACTCATGAGTAGTGTCTTGCGTAAATGTAACGCCTTGAATTCTTAGATAGTTACCGCTTGTTTCGTCAAGATTTAATGCTGTATCTGTAGCATTAAATATTAAAAACTCAGCACCGTAGGAGTCTGCATAAAACCCAGATGAGACATAGCCTTTGATATTATTAAATGTCGGGGATAATTTAGCGTAAAGTGCAGGATATGCACGATCATACTTAACGTCAAAATAAGCACACTCTCTCATTATTGAACCAAACTCATCAAAATATAAGTTGTATTTAGGTGGTTGCTGGGAACTAATTCCAGATAGGTAGGTTGCTTGAACCATACCACTCATTGCGTATTTTCTTAAAGATTCACTAGCACTTATTTCATTATCTCCAAAAGCAGACGATAAGGTTTCTCCAACTGTAAAAACGCTATTTTGAGAATAGTTTTGTGACAAGGCATAAATGTTTTCAAACATAACTCTGGATGAACCACGAACAAATGGTGCCATATTATTGTATATTGGAAGTGGGTCTGGATCGTCTACAACTTTAATTAATTGGTTGTTGATGTATAGATAAAACCTTCTTATTTTTCCTATGTCTTGATACTCTACGGCTAAATCATATACCGTTGGATTTTCTTCACCAGCCATTCTATACTGCCCAGTAAACCTACCATCGTCAACTGTAATTTTTGCCAGACCGCCATAAAGTTTTACAGGAATTGCATTATTGTTAGACGCATCTTTTTTAATTTTATAAAAAACAACATTATTAATAGAAATTTCTGATTTATTATTTTTATCTAATTTTAAATATGACTCTATGTTATCTTCTGTTAATGCAGCAATTTCAAAATAATATCCATTGTTAGTAGTAGGATTAAGTAATACTGCAAGACCTCCTGAGCCACCACCAATACTTACGTTTTGATCTGGTTGAACTCCAGCAACTTGGTAATAAGTTGTGCTTCCATTTGGCGTTTGACTACGACGTTCGTTATTTTCAATTTTTCCAATAATACGCATTCTTGTTCCAAAATGTTTATAGGAATTGCCTAATTCTTTATAGACATAAGAAACTAAGTCAATTGGGGTTTCGGTTGTTTCAAAAGTTGGACCATTCATTACTAAGGCTGATGATTGAATTGTTCCAGTTTTAGGAGATATAGTTGAGTTAACTGGAGTCTCCGTTGTATAACTTGAAGACATAAAGTTTTTAATTGTTCCGCCTCTTGATGTTTGTTGTGCTTTAGAGTTATTAACTCCTGCTGCTCCAAGTGCGGTTGCTGGCAAAGAAATATCTTCAAGCAAAGTAGTTGTAAATAAATATTGGGTTTCCATATCACAGCCTCTAACATAGGAGTTGTTTGACCAATATGTGTCTATTCCAGCGGTATGGCTTGCTATTGCTGTTCCAAATTGAGCACGTCCATGCTCATAAACTACGCCATTCTGTAAACGAGTAACACCATCAATGTCTTCATAAAATGGAACTGTGTAAATTCTCACTAAGCCAGTAGGATATATTTTTCCATTAAAGGGCAAAGATCTAAAAAAGTTTTGATACTCTTGATTATTGGTAATCCACACATTGCTACTGCCTTGTCTGTGAGAAACTCTCCATGCCTGGATTTGTTCACCTTTTTGTGCTTCTGTGATTTCTCCATTTGCAACCCTCTTGTCTAAATTATCAATAACGCTTGTTGGTGCTAATCTTCCAGGTAAAACAATTTCTGGTTTAGATTCATTTAAGTTTATACCGTCTGATAATATTGGATACCAAATTGCAAGGGTGACATTAAACTGTGCAGCATCATATCTGATAACTTCTCCATTAGAATAAAAATATCCTTGATATCTTGTAAGCCAATAAACATTTTCTCCAAGATCAAAAACATTATTTACTATTTTACGGTTAACCACACTTGGTGGAGATGCAGTAAGGTCAGAATTTAATGGCATTGCTCCTAAAACATATTTGCCTTGTTTAGACGCAACCTCATTAATTGTTTTAGTTGAATCAGTTCCAGAAACTTCCCATAAAAGTGCTGGCTTATAAATCCAAGTTTTATCTATATCAATCATGCTTGCTTGACGAATAGAACCATATGATCTTTGAATATACCTAGTTGTATAATTAATCTTTCCATTATTATAAACTTTCTTGTCTTGAGATGCAATTGAAAGAATATTTGGAAGCGTTCCAGATGATAAGTTTTCAACAATACCGCTAGCAGATTGATTATTAGATCCAGACAGGGTCATGTTAGAGGCTCTATCTTCTATGTCTGGAAGCATATAGTTTTTGCTCATTACAATAAAGTTGTTGTATTCATCAAAAAACATTGCTGTTTGTGTAGACACTGCAAGTTGATTTAACACTTCTGCTACCGTTTGATCTGGAGCAATAAAAAAATATGGAATGATTGGATCTGGTTCGTTTGTTGTTCTATAAAATGCATAATTGCTAAACCCGATATAATCAAGAATTAAACTAATTGCATAACTAAGCGATACCTCTGTTACCAACATTCTAGGTGCAGGCATAGATTCTAAAAAGAAATAAAAGTCTCTTAAAGATATTTCTAATGTACCAGCAGTAACGGTTGCTTGTGGAAATCCATCAGAATAAAGTGTTTTAATCGGAACCCAATAGTCAAATCCACTTACATTTAATATTTTTTCATAAAAATTAAATTTAATATTTTTATCAACATAATCACTAACTATGCTAGTTGTGTTATTGCTATTAAAGGCTTGGTCATCATCAAATAAAGATATGCTTCCAGTTGAAGCAAGTAACTGTCCTACTGGCAAAGCAGATGTACCAAGATCAGAAAGAATTTTTTTAACACTATAGTTTATTGTTTTATCAGATATGTTAGCAACTAATCTTGGAGACATCTCAATTAAATCAAAGGTAGAATCAAACTTGTTCATTCTCTCTACTACAATTCTTAGTCCACGAAGATTCTGAAACTCTCTATAAACAATTTGCCCATTTGTTGTTTCTTTAAATGATAATGGATTTGTTAAGTCTGTGACAAATGTTGTTTTATTGTCAATTTGTTCACTTCCTAATACCCAACCATAAACAGGAGTAAATGTATCGTATGTGTCAGTGATGCCATTCCAAACATGATAGGTTCCAGCATCTTCTGCATTTGAAATAACTAAATATGCATACCCGTTTATTGATTCACTTGGAAGCAGTGTAGATGAAGAAAAAGTTTCTGCAAAAACAAAACTGTTCTTAAAATTATCTGGAATATTTTTTAATCTATATTGTAATTCAACATATCCGTCATGAGTAATAATTGGGGATCCATCTTCACGCACATCATTTTCAGTAAACACATAGGCATCTACCCAGTTATTTCCTTCAAGATATTGAACTTTCCATCTTGTTGGTGTTGTTTTATTTGCGTTACCAAAAAACGGATCTGCAAAGGTTCTAGAAATATCAGTAAAGTCTCCTAGGTTTATATCTCCAACATTGGTTTGCATCTTTACAATAATTCGGTTTGCTGGTACATTTTCTTTATAA